AGCCGGGCGGGGCGCGGCGGCCGGGTGTTTCGTCCTTTCCACCCGGTCGCCCCCTGCCGGCTCACTTCGCCGGCCCGCCCAGGTCGAGCGGCGGGAGGAAGTCCAGGGCCGACTGCCCCGGCATGATGCTCTCGTCGAGGTAGTGCCGCTTGGCCAGCCTCGGGTCGGAGTGGTCGAGGTGCGCCGTGGCATCGCCGCCGGCCGCCGCCACGTAGGTGGCTGATGCCTTTCGGAACCCGTGAAAGCCGCGGGCCGTGATGCCCAAACGTTTACACAGCCGGCTGAAGGTGTTCCAGATTGCTGTCTCTGAGCCAGGCCATGCCCAGACGAGTGCACGCTCGCTGCCGGCGAAGGTGGCTAGCCAGGCGGCGAGCTCGGGCGAGATCCGCCTGCGGATGTCCCGGACGTGCCCCTTGCGTGCCTCGGCGGGAAATGTGACCCAGCAGCCCTCGAGGTCCACGTCGCCCCACCTGAGCTCGCGGTGGGCCCCGATCCGCTCGCCGGTCTCCCACAGGCTTCGCAGCAGGCTGGCCCACCACATGCCCCGCCTGACGCTCCCCACGCGGCCTGGAAGGGCCCTGGCCGCCCGGATGAGCGTGGCTACCTCGGTGGCCGTGTATGCCCGAGGGAGCCGGCCTGGAGCCCGCATGGGCGGCAGGGCGAGGAACTCGGGCAGGAGCCGTTTTCTGGCGGCCAGGTTGGCGAGAGCCTGAAGGTGGGTCCGGTCCTTTTTGCCGGTGCTGGCCGAGGTGGACAGTTTCCGGGCTTGGGCAAACCGCTGCACCTGGACGTCAGTCAGGTCGGCCATCTCGGGCCGGTGCCCCAGAAACTCCTCAAAGCGCTTGAGTGTCAGCCGGTACTGATAGATCGCCTTGGGGGCTAGTTGGCGGAGCGGCGCGTAGGTATCCTCAAAAAAGGTGTTCAGTAGCATTGGTGTACCCTCCGTTTGGTGGCACTCCGCCACCCAAATGTGGCACATCCTTGCGGGTCACTCAGGAACCATGACCAACGGTGTCAGGGTGATGAGTGGACTATCCTCCATAAAAGTTCTACCTGTATTTTACGGGTGGAACGATTTGAAGGGGCGGCACGGGCGATGGCAGCACGCTTGGCACGATTGCCAGGATCGCTACCATCGGAGCCCATGACCGTGGCTGTCCAACTCCCGCCGAAGCGAAACCTCTGCGGCACTGCCGAGGCCGCCGACCGATACGGCTGCAGCCAGCGACACATCCGCACCATGGCCGACCGGAAGGAAATCTGGTCGAAGAAGGTCTCGGAGCGGGTGCTGCTGGTGGATGCGGACGAGATCGAGCGGCTCGCCGCCGAGAAGGCCCAGCTCCGCAAGGCCGGCAAGCTCTGTGGCCGCCGGCCAGCCGGGCGCAAGTCTGCCTAAAGTCCCACGTTTGAGAATCCGAAAAAAGGGTGTTGACAAATCTCCCATCGGGGATTTACGCTCCGCCACCATCGTCAAGGAGGACGAAGGATGAACGTTGAGTTTTGGATTCAGTTGCTCGTGTTGGTCATGCGGATCGTTGCCGCTGGCTGCTGCGAATAACCCATCAAGGAACAATGCAATGGACGCACACGCAAGGGAAGCGGCCGCCGCCATCGCGGGGATGGCTGAAACCTACGGCACGGTCTGGCGGCCGTCGCCCGGTGATGTCGTGATCGGTGAGCCGCCGTACATCGGTGGCCGCCGGGCTGGGATCGTGCGGGCCACCAACGGCACGTACTGCCTGGTCGAGATCGACGGCGAGACGCTGGCCTATTACCCGCACGAGCTGGAGTTCACGGGCCGGCGGGAGGTGGTGGCATGAAGATGTACCGCGCCCAGCTGCTACTCGGCCAAGCACACGCCCCTGACTACGTCAGCGTGTACCTACAGGAGGGCGACCGCCTCGAGGTAGACGGCAAGGTGATGGTCGATCTGCACGGCCATTACGTGCCGGCGGAAGACTGCTGGACTCCGATTAAGGCAGACGCCCTGTCGGCGGCCGCCGCACAGATTGAGGCAATCTGCGGCCACATGATGGTCGTGGCGGCCCGGCAGCGGGAATCCGCCAACCGGGCCGTGATTGAGTCGAGCCGACGCATACGCATGCCTGTGCCAGAGGGCGGCATGTCCAGGACTTTTGATTAGGAGGCCAGGCGGAGCCTGGTGGCCAAGGACGGAACTGTGCCGCCGACCTATGGACGGGGACGCGGCTTTTCACAACAGCAACAGAAGGGTGCAGACATGAGCGTGTTCAAGAAAGCGACCAAGTCCCAAGCCAAACTCCGGGCGGCCATCTTCGGCCCTAGCGGAGCTGGCAAGACGTTCTCCAGCCTGCGGATTGCCACGGGCCTGGGCGGCAAGATCGCGGTGATCGACACCGAGCGAGGCAGTGCGGCCAAGTACGCCGACCTGTTTTCTTTCGACGTGGCAGAGCCGGCCGACAAGACCATCGACGCCTACGTCGAAACAATCAAGTCGGCCCACGGCTACGACGTGCTGGTGATCGACAGCCTGTCCCATGCGTGGGCCGAGCTGCTGGCCGAGATCGACCGGCTTGCCAACGCCAAGTTTCGGGGCAACACCTGGAGCGCGTGGAGCGAGGGCACCCCGAAGCAGCGGCGGCTGGTTGATGCCATCCTCGACTTCCCCGGGCACGTGATTGCCACCATGCGGTCCAAGACCGAGTGGCAGACGGCCAGCGACTCCAGCGGCAAGAGCCGGCCGGTGCGGGTGGGGCTGGCCCCTGAGCAGGGCAAAGGGATTGAGTACGAGTTCGACGTGCTGTTTGAGATCAGCCCGGAACACATTGTCCACGTCATCAAGGACCGCTCCGGCCGGTTCCAAGACCGAACTATCGACAAGCCCGACGAAGAGTTTGGCAAGGCCCTCGCTGCCTGGCTATCGGACGCGCCTCCGGCGGCCGAGGACGCCGACCTAGTGCGGAAGGCCAAGGACGCCATCGTGGCGGCCGAGACCGTCGAGAAGCTCGAGCAGATCAGGCGGCTTGTTTCGGAGCGTGTCCGTGAGGGCAAGTTCCACCAAGCCACAGCGGACCAACTGGTGAAGGACATCCTCGCCAGGGTGGAGGAGATCGGTACGGAAGTGGAAGCAGTTTCCTAAACAGAAAGGACGGGACCGAAATGGATTTCGTGATCGAAGACGAGCAGACGCAGCCGGTGATGGTCGAGCGGGACATCGTGCCTGCTGGCATTCACCGGATGACGGTCAAGCACTGTGAAGAGGGCCCGAATCAGTACAAGACATCGGACGAGAACCCGGACGGGCAGTGCATCAAGCTGCGCCTGGCGACCGTCGATGGCCAGTACAAGTTCGTGTTCGACGACATCCCCAAGCACCTCGGCTGGCGGGCCAAGCAGCTGGCCGAGGCGGTGGGGATCCTGGCAGCGAGTGGCCGGCTAAGCCTTCAGCCCGACGAGCTGGTCGGCCAGGTCGTGAACGTGGAGATCAGCCACTACACGTCGAAGGCCGGCAAGGTCTCGGCAGTTGTGAAGCGGTACGTGCCGGCCTCCGCCGTCGCGGCCTCGACCCCGAAGCCGGCGATCAAGCCCAAGCCGCAGAAGGTGGCGGCAGCGGGGCCGGCGGACGACATCCCGTTCTAGTCGATTGCCCGTCGCCACGGTTCATCCTTCGCCGTGGCGGCTGGTTTCCCGCACACAGTGTGAGCCTGGGCTCATAACCCGGGCGGCAGCGGTGCAAGTCCGCTGGCGGGTGCTGGATGGTTGGCCGCTCGAGGCCCGCGTGGGCCGGCGGTGGAAACGACGAGAGCGAAAGGAAACGGAAATGATTACAGGAATCGTGTTCGGCCGTCGTAAGCCGGGTGGGCACGGCGGAATTCATGCCAACAGTGACCTGCTTGTCTCACGTGTAAACGAAAGGGAAGGCCGCGAGTGCCTGTCGATCCGACTTCATGGCGACGTTATGCGTCGTCTCCGGTGGATCTACGGCGATTACGTGGTCCTCAGGCCTGAAGACGACGGACAGAAGTGGATCGTCGAACGTGTTGGTGGCCCGAAGCAAGGCGGGATGAAGCTTACGGCTGCGAGTGGCAAATCTTCGAATCACGCCAATGTGCGGTTTACGGTCGAACAGGACGTGCTCGACGAGGTGTTCGGATCTGAAGACACGTCGTTCACCTGCACGCTCTGTGACAGCAATGGCAGCCAAGCTGTGTTTCTGAAGGACTGATCGACGCCGCCCTCGTGATAGGCACGACGCCGCTTCGACGCGGCGGGGCGGAATAGCAAGGCAACGGAGTGCCAGCAATGGATTGCCAGAACCACGACAGCCGGCTCGTGCGCAAGCGCAACAGTTCCGGCCACTGGATGTACACCTACCAGTGCCTTATCTGCGGCCAGATCGACCGCACCAAGACCGGCCACGGCCCGTGGGTGCCGAAGCCTGCGGCTGTTGATCTAGAGGCTGTGCCGCTGTGGAGCGACGCCATAACCGAGGCCGCCATGCAGGCGGCCAAGTTTGCCGCAGCGTCGGCACAGGCCGAGCAGGACCAAGAGTGGTGGAACCGCTACCGCGAACACATCGACAGCGAGAAGTGGCAGGCCCTGCGTCACAAGGCTTTGAGGCGTGACAACTGGCTTTGCCAGGGCTGCCTCGAGGCTGCGGCTGAGCACGTCCACCACATGACCTATGAGCGGCTTGGCAACGAACTGCTGTGCGACTTGGTCTCGCTCTGTACTGACTGTCATCAAATCTGCCACCCGCATCGAGACATGAAAGGACGCGAGTTGTATGGACGCCCTATCGCAGTGCATTGACTTCCTGGGGGCCATCTTTGAGCCCGAGGACATGATTGAGTTCCGCCCCCTGCCCCCGGCTGCCGGTCGGCGGTGGGCACCGCTCGGCGAGATCCCGGACATCGTGGACTGGCTGGAGGGGATCAACAAGGACGAGAACCAGCGGGCCCACGCTTACTTCGGGGCCAACCCAAGGCGAGCTGTCGGAGCCAGCCAAGCCGAAGGAGTGATGCTGGCCCGGTGCCTGTTCGCCGACTTCGACGGCGGCGTGGTGGTCGAGGACGCTTTGTCGCGGGTGAAGGCCGCTGGCTACCCGATGCCCACGGCGATCCTGGAGAGCGGCGGCGGGGTCCACTGCTGGTGGCGGCTCGAGCAGCCGATGGCCGACGCCAACGCCTGGCACGAGCGGATGAAGGCGATTGCCTCGGCCCTCGGGAGCGATCAGAGCATCTGCGATTGGCCCCGGATCATGCGGCTCCCGGGCTTCGTGAACTGGAAGCACGAGCAGCGGCCGCTGGCCCATCTCTACGACTGCGACCCGACCAGGGTCTACCGCCTGGCCGTGTTTGAGAAGCAGGCCGTGCAGTCCGTGGTGGTCAAGTCCCGGAGCATGAGCGACCTGACCCGGCGGTTCTTGGATGAGGGATTCACGCTCGCCGCCGGCCGCCGGCAGACCATGTTCACGGTGGCCTGCGACTTGGCGGCGCGAGGGTGGGGCGTGGCCGAGGCCACCGAGCTGGTCATGCAGCGGATGCGCCGGGTCGGCCTGCGGCAGGACGATCTAGACGACTGCCCCAGGCAGATCGCCAACGCCTGGAAGCGGACCCGGCTGCCGGTGCTGGGCTCGGCCGAGGAGTCCCAGGTGGTGGTCG